TTTATCATAAATATCTGCATGAATACCACCTTTTGTAACACTCGTACAAATACAATTATATAATAGAACACCTTGAACTGGATTACAAGTATCACATTCAAAAATAACTGTAAATTCAATATATTCGGTTTTTACTAAACCTGCTGAATAACGTATGATTTTGACCGAATTCGGTTTTACATATCCTTCTTGAATACATTTACCTTCAATTTTAGATGTGATAATTTGTTTTAGATTTGCGCTTGTTTTACTTTCTCCGATTTGCATAGGTAATAAAATCACTTTCATTTCCAGCATAGTTTTAGCGTATAAATTATAGTCATTATCTTTCACATTCGTATTCGTACCACCTTCTTTCATTTCAGACATTTTATCTATGTATTTATTATGTATCTATGTTATCCATATAGAAATGATTTATATTCTTTTATCAATTTTTTATTTTTTATAATTTGTATATCATAATACTATTAAAGATAATTTATGAATATAATTAACCGGAACTAACGAACAAAATATAACAAAAAAACTATTTTATCTTATCCTATTCTTTGAAATATGTTTTTACATGATATGTTTTATCCAGAATATACATCTATTACAGATTTCACTCTTTTTGAAAAATTCATGTTTACAAATGCAAATGCAAATGCAAATGCAAATGAACTAGAAACAAAACAAGAGGTGGTTGAATCAAAACAAATAGAAATAATAGAAACAAAACCAAAACAAATAGAAATAATAGAAACAAAACCAAAAAATGAAGAAACAATTTATACTAGATTAGAAAAAGAATGTATATGTGCAAAAAATATTCAAGATGGATTATTTTGGTCTATGTATATTTTACATCATGGATATACTGAATATGATCGTAATAAATATAATTATGGGAAAGTAGAAGTACAAGAAAAAGAAAGAATCGCAGAATATTTGCATAAAAATGGTTCACAAAAAATATCCAAACAAACAAATTATAAATTAACTCGTGGTTTTTGTTGTGAGATTGAATCCGATTTAATTACTAAACCGAAAATGTCATTTTCTGGATTAATTGGTATGTGTGCCTATTATGAATGTAATATTATTATTGTAGATTTAACAAAAAAAATATATTATAATTTTTCTAATATAGAAGAAGAAATAGAAAAAGAAAAAGTAACCTATATTTTATACAAAAATCCATTATATACTAATAAGTATAAATCCAATGAATATTATATTGATATAGATCATAAAATATATTCTTTGTTGGAAATAAAAGAATTGTTCTTTAGAATTGAAAATTATCAAAAACCAATGAAATCAATTACTAATTACAAAAAAATAGAATTAGAATTTATTGCAGAAAAATTATTTCATACAAATACAAATACAAATACAAATACAAATATAAATGCGAATAAGCCACTAGATAAACCTCAATTATATGAAAAGATATTATTATTTATTAGTAATAATGACACTGAACTATAAAATTCCTACCATTTATTTTTTTTCACAGTTATCTGTGATCCAGGTTTTTTCTTTTTAGCGTTATTTGGATCATATGCTTCATCTTCATCATCAGATCCTAATCCTTTAGATATCTCCCAGAATTCTTTAGACCCTAATTTAAAATCTGGACGATTCTCTGCTTTATACCAAAATATCTGGTCATGTAATTTATTAGATTTAGCATTGTTATTAATAACTAAACATTCATAATTTTCTGTAGTTTGATCCATAACAGAATTAAAAGATTCTAATGTTGGAAACATACTTGCATAATTCTCCCAAATACGTTTCCGATTTGTCATGTAAGGTTCTCTTAAAATAAAAACATAATCTATATTTGTTCTCAGGGTAGGTGGTATACCTAATGGATATTGCATTGTAATGATTAACATGACTTTCCAATGACGTCCATTCATGAAAAGAAGTCTCATTAATTTATCACGTGCCCATGAGTTGTCATACAAACAATCGTCTAAAATAACAAAAGTTCTTGGATCAATTGTACTTCTACGATAAGTATCTATTTCTTTTTTAATTTGTTTCAGTACTGTTTTCTGTCGTCTTAATATATTTTCAATTAAAACTGAACTATATTCTTCATGAATGAATAATTTTGGAACATGTGCAGCATAAAATCCATTACCTGCTTCCGTTCCTGAAATGACTGTTCCAATAGGAATATCTTGATGATAAAACAATAAATCTCTTACTAAATATGTTTTACCAGTATCACGTCTCCCAATTAAAACAATAACTGGTCCTTTATTTTCATCTGGACGAAAGGTAATCCATTTCATATCCCATTTCTTCAATTCTAGTGTCATTTATATATGAATTATACTTAATAATTCTGTAGGGAACCAAGGTAGGGAACCAAGGTTCCCCTACAACCCCTCCTTTCAGTTATGAAATGTGGATATAAAGGTTTTAGGACTATATAATTATAAAACCGTATTATCTACAACCCAATTGACTAAAAGGAGGGGTTGTAGGGGAACCTTGGTTCCCTACCTTGGTTCCCTACGTTAGAAAAAAGAATATTTCTTAAAACCATAACATAAGATAAAACAATGGAAATTAATTATTTCAAATCAAAAAAATTAGATTTAGGAAAATTGAAAAAGCAATTTGAAAAAGAAAGAGAGAAAAATAATGAAAATAAGGAAGAAGTAAAATATAATTCATTTGAAATAACTCAATTACAAAATTACAATCCGATTTATTCATTGTTTTTTGAAGTGAATGAGAATAATTACAATTGTATTTCTCTCAATCATCCTAAACATATGATAGATTTAAATACCGTGTATGATGAATCTCAACAAAAAACGATAAAGAATACACCGATCCATATTAAATATGCTCCATTACTAGACCCAGTTCATTACTTAATTGGTAAATATGAAAAAGAAAATACCAAACTAAGATATTTACCAAAACATAATAATGATACGAACACAATACCTAAGATTACAACTATATATAATAGTGCATATATTGATTGTTTTTTCAGTTATTTATCCAGTCAATTATTAAATAATTATAAAAATAAGAATTGTATTAATTTTTATGGATCATATTTAGGCATTCAACGTAAATACAAGATGGATATTACAGATGATTATGAATATTTATTAGAATCAGATTATTTTAAATTACAAAAGAATAAATTATATGAAATAGAATCATTATGTTTAGATTTAGATAGCGAAATAAATCAAATACAAAAAGAAAAATTACCTAAATTAGTTTTAGGTGAAGAGTGTCATTTAGAAATAGATATTTACGAAAATGAAATTTCCGAAAATAAATTAGAATTAGAAAAGGAAACGAGAGAAAATAATATTCTAGAATTGGTGTATGAAAAAGAAGAAAATGATGATGAGGAGGATTGTTCATTAGTTTCAAATTCTTCTGTAGATTCTTCTGTAAACTTTTCTGCAAATTCTTCGGTAGATAAAGAGGAAAAAAAAGATAAGGAAGGAAACGAAGATTGTGAAAATGAAAGTGAAAACGATAGTGAAAATGAAAGTGAATGGTCTGATATAGATGAAGATAATTCTGAATTAGAACCACAAGTATTTGCATTTATTCACGATTTTCCAGTACAGATGATTTGTCTAGAAAAATGTGAAGGTACATTTGACTATTTATTGGAGAATAATTTATTAAATGACAACGAAATTATTGGTGCATTATTTCAAATAATAATGACATTAATTGCATATCAAAAAGCATATTATTTTACTCATAATGATTTACATACAAATAATATAATGTTTATTTCAACAAAAAAAAAATACATTGAATATGAATATTCTGGAAAAATATATAAAGTACCAACTTATGGTAGAATATTTAAAATCATTGATTTCGGGAGAAGTATTTATAAATTCCAAGATAAATTATTTTGTAGTGATAGTTTTGCAACAAGTGGAGATGCATATACTCAATATAATTTTGAACCATTTTTAAATAAAAATAAACCTAGATTAGAACCAAATTTTAGTTTTGATTTATCTAGATTAGGATGTTCTTTATACGATTTTTTATTTAATGATGAAGATGAAGACATTATTCGCAAAAATGTATTACAATGGACGGAATTACAAGAATTAGTTGTAAGATGGTGTACAGATGATAATGGAAAGAATATAATATACAAGAAATCGGGAGAAGAAAGATATCCGAATTTTAAATTATATAAAATGATTGCAAGAACCGTTCATAAATGTACTCCACAAGAACAATTGGATAATCCAATTTTCTCTCGTTTTATTCAACTAAATAAACAAAATAATAATAATAATAATGACAAGTATTTTATATCTATTGACAACATACCTAAATTATATGTGTAGTTACATTAGGCATTGTTGCTAAACAATTGTTGCTAAAAATTGTTGCTAAAAAATTGTTGCTAAAAAATTGAAGTTTTATAATTATAAATTAGTATAGGTATAAAACATAACTTTATGATAATTAAACTTGTTTGCATTAACCTATCAATCGTATTTTTATTAATATTAAATAAAATGAATTCTTTGAGACATTCTACATTCACTCAAGATAATAAGTCTAACTCTCGCCGTTATCTACGCGAAGCTACTTCCAGAGAAGCTACTTCACGCCAAGCTACTACTTCCAGAGAAGCTTTTCGTCGTAATAGACAGAAGGTGATTAATGCAAAAACAGTTATCTTGTTTATTCCGCGATTACTCCCGAATATATCAAAGAATTTTATTTCAGAATATTTTGTAGATAACAAAATCGGTATTGTGACCGATATTAATGCAAAATATAGAACAAATGAAAATAGTTACAATTATTGGTTCGCATTTCTAAGTG